CTGCTACAACTTCCGAGTGACGGAGATCAACCGTGTCCTTGATGGTGATACTATTGATGTTACTATCGACCTCGGGTTTGATCTATACAAGAAAGAAAGAGTTAGAGTTGCTGGAGTTGATACGCCAGAGAAAAGAACTAGAAACCTTGAGGAGAAAGCTCTGGGACTAGATGCTACCAACTGGATGAAAGAAAAACTAGAAGGAGCAATTGCTGGTGACGATGAACTCTCTGTCAGAACTGAATTGGTTGGCGGTATGGGTAAGTACGGTCGCCTTCTTGGTTGGTTATATATTGGAGATGCAGAAGTATCGTTGAATGAGCAGATGATTGCTGAAGGGTACGCTCACGCCTACGATGGTGGTACTAAAGATATGAATTTAGAAGCACTACGAGAAATTAGGAGAGCACATGGAACACTCATCTGAAGAAAATGAATGGTATTGTACCATGACATTAGGGATAGATGAAGTCCGATGTCTGTATGATCACTATGATTATTCGATAAGAATGTGGCCAGGTGCCCCTGCACGTCCTGCCGAAGAACAAGTTCTTCTGGATATAATGAAAAAGAGAATGGCTGCCATGATGTTTGAGTACAATTTTACGGAAATGTAGACAAAGATACAAAATGTTAGGATTTGTTACACCGTTTTTCCCTACATAGTCTTATAATACTTTGTAGCAGAGTGTAATAAAATGCTTGGACTCTATGTATTACTGACATGTTTCGTTCTACTTGTAGCATATGCAGGTATGGAAGAAACAGTTCGTCTCTTTGCATACATTGATCTCGTAATTAGGTATCAGTGGATTAAATTTAGAATGTTTATGATGAGACGTAAATTAGAACAACAACTTATAAAGGATCTACCTGATTACAACAAACTCATAAAGGAATTAAAAGATGACCAACGATAAGGAACTGTCGGATCTCAAACTAGAGAGAAAAGAATGTCCTAAATGTGGTGCTATTTGGATTAACGGCAAACACATGTTTAGTGGTACAGCCGCATCCTATGATAGAAGTGAAGTAGACCTTGCTGGTTTAGTTTGCAATAAACTAGGTGACAAGACATGCATCAATCCATCAAAAGGAATTGAGGGTGGTCAGACGTGGGAAAAACGTGCTGGTTACATCGAAGGTGCTATCGCAGCAAAGAAAGGAATGCTAGAAGATATGCGTGATGAATTTGGAGATCTCTAAATACTAGTGGTGAACTAGTTTTCTTATGGCAACCGATCAGATTTATCTTGGTAATCCGCTACTAAAAAAAGCGAACGTCAAGCAAGACTTTACCAAAGAACAAATTGCAGAGTATGTCAAGTGTCAACAAGATCCTGTATACTTCACCAAGAACTACGTACAGATCGTTTCACTTGACGAAGGTCTGGTGCCATTTAAAATGTGGGACTTCCAAGAGGAGTTAATTAAAAAATTTCACAAAAGCAGATTCAACATTGCGAAGCTACCTCGTCAGACTGGAAAGTCTACGACAGTGGTTTCGTATTTGTTACATTATGCGTTGTTTAATGACAGCGTAAACATTGGTATCCTCGCTAACAAAGCAAGTACAGCAAGAGATCTACTCGGTAGATTACAAACAGCATACGAGAATCTACCAAAATGGATTCAGCAGGGCGTGGTATCATGGAACAAAGGTTCTATGGAGTTGGAGAATGGCAGTAAGATATTGGCAGCTTCTACATCTGCGTCTGCTGTCCGAGGTATGTCGTTTAACATCATCTTCCTCGATGAGTTTGCGTTCGTTCCAAACCATATTGCAGAGTCCTTCTTTGCCAGTGTTTATCCTACTATTACTTCTGGTAAATCAACGAAAGTAATTATCATCTCTACCCCACAGGGTATGAACCACTTCTATAAGTTGTGGACAGATGCACAGAATGGTAGGAATGGATATACATGGCACGAGGTACACTGGTCGCAGGTGCCTGGACGTGATGAGAACTGGAAAGCAGAAACAATTAAGAACACGTCCGAGAGACAGTTCACACAGGAGTTTGAGTGTGAGTTTCTTGGATCTGTTGACACACTAATCTCTGCTGCTAAACTGCGAGCACTAACTTTTATTGATCCCATCTCTACAAATAAGGGACTTGACATTTATGAAAAACCAACAGCCAACGGGGAGTATATTATTACGGTGGATGTTTCTCGCGGTATTGGGGGAGATTACTCTGCTTTCATTGTTTACGATATTACTACAGTTCCATATAGGATAGTAGCAAAGTATAGGAACAACGAAATTAAACCAATGTTGTTTCCTAATGTCATTAATGATGTTGCTAGAGGATATAATAATGCATGGGTTATGTGCGAGGTAAACGATGTAGGAGACTCTGTAGCGTCGATTCTAAATTATGACCTTGAGTATCCTAATGTGCTTATGTGCGCCATGAGAGGGCGTGCAGGGCAGATTGTAGGGCATGGATTCTCTGGATCTAAAACACAACTCGGTGTCAAGATGAGTGTCACCGTGAAGAAGGTTGGTTGCGCTAACCTTAAACAAATTATTGAAGATGACAAACTCATCTTTAATGACTACGAAATTATATCAGAACTTACCACGTTCATTCAGAAGAAACAATCCTTTGAAGCTGATGAAGGATTCCATGATGACTTGGTAATGTGTATGGTGATCTTTGCTTGGCTAGTACAGCAAGATTATTTTAAAGAGCTTACTGATAATGATGTTCGTAAACGTATCTATGACGAACAAAAGAATCAGATCGAACAAGACATGGCACCATTCGGATTTATTACTACAGGTCTAGAAGGTGATGAAGGATTTGTAGAAGATGGATCTCATTGGGAGTATGGTGACACACAGGAAGATGTATCATATATGTGGAGTATCTAATGAACGTAGAAGATATGTTCGATCTAGGTACTATTCTTTTTCAACAAAGAAAGTGTAGATCTTGTGGAAAAACTAAAGATTTAACTACAGACTTCTATAGATCTAGACCAGATAGAACATCATTATCAGCTTGGTCCTATGAATGTAAGGAGTGTACCAAACAAAGAGTAACAAACAAAAGAAGAAAATACAAGGAAGATATCTATCCAGACTGGTAGAGAGTTCGTGCATTGTTTCCCCACTTGAAAGTTCCAAAAATCTAAATACCTATAGATCAAATTTGGTTTACTCAAGGAGAAAAACATGGCAAGTCAAGTCTCGCCTGGAATTAGATTAAGAGAGCGTGACCTATCTAATGCTGTTGTAGTTGGCGCATCGGAAATTACCGCTGCCCACGCATCAACTTTCCGCAAGGGTCCTATCGGAAAGGTTGTGAATATCGCGTCCCAAAAAGAATTAATTTCAGTTTTCGGTGCTCCCACCGACGCAAACGCCGAGGACTTTTTCGTAGCATCGGAATTCCTAGGATACGGCGGTCGCCTAGCAGTCGTTCGTGCTGCTACTGGCGTAAATAGTGCATCCCTAAATGGTGGCACAGTTGTAGTCAAGAACGATGATGACTGGGCAGCTGGTAACGGTGCAGGCAACATGCTAGTTGCAAGAACACCTGGTACACATGGCAACGCACTCAAGGTTGTTGTAGTAGACCGTGGTGCTGACCAGATGGCAACATTGACCGCAGCACCTGCAGGACTCTCTGTTGGTGATACAGTCACGTTCACTGGTGGTAAGAAAGCAGTAGTATACGGATGGGATGCTGGAACACTTACAGCTTCACTAATTCTGGATGATCCTAATACCAGACTAACAACTGCTGATAGCATCGACACACCTGATACTGGTGTTGTTTCTGGTCTTACTGCAGTCACCGCTGCTGGTACTCTTTACGAGACCGCAACTGCTGTCACAACATCTGGTGGATCTGGTACTGGACTTACTCTAGATCTCGTAGTTTCTGCAGGTATTCCTCTAACACTAAACGGTGGTGCAGGTGGTTCTTCCTACGTTACAGCAACTGCTCAAGCAACCACAACTAATGGTACTGGTACTGGACTAACTGTTGACATCACAGCTGCTGGTGGTTCTATCGTTTCTATCGCAATCAATGCCCCAGGTACTGGTTACGCAGTAGGAGACACGATCACCGTTGCTGGTGGTGGTAATGATGGTGGCGGTACTATCGCTACTGTACGCGGTGGCGTTACTAGCGTTGCTGTAAATGCAGGTGGATCTGGATACGTTAGTGGCGATACAATCACAATTTCAGGAGGTGGTGCAGACGCAACCATTGATATCGCAACTGTAACTGACACTGCAATTACAATCACTACAGTCAAAGATTGGTACACCAACACCCTGATCCCTGGAACAAGCCTAACACTTGGTGCTATCGGTCCTCGCCCTGGTACTTCTGCATATGCTGCAGACAGAGGTGTTTCTTTTGACGAAATGCACTTTGCAGTTATCGATGCTGACGGATCTATTTCTGGCGCAGCAAATACTGTACTAGAAAGAGTTCTGTTTGTTTCCAAACTGTCTGACGGTAGAAACACTGAAGGCGCTGCTAACTTCTACAGAGATGTAATCGAACAGCAATCAACCTTCTTCTTTAACGGCACAGTAATCCCTGCCCCAACACAACCTGCATCTGCTGGTGGTGGTACTCCACTAGATCAGCTCGCTGCAGATTCTGCTGGTAAGATGCTCCTAATTGGTGCAAAAGCATGGACTCTATCTGGTGGTGTTGACGACTACGTATACACCCCTGCTGAAATTGAAGCAGCATTTGATGAGTTCTCTGATACCGAACTAGTTCCTACCCTGAACTTTGTTCTCATGGGTGGTTCGCTCGCTACCGAAACTGATACCAAAGCAAAAGCAAATAAGGTCATTAGTATCGCAGCAGCAAGAAAGGATTGCATCGCATTCGTTTCTCCACACAAAGGCACCCAAGTTGGAACTGCTGGCGCACTAACTGCAATCCAGCAAAGAGAGAACACTCTCAACTTCTTTAACGGCATGACTTCCACGTCATACGCCGTATTTGATAGCGGTTACAAGTATTTCTACGATCGCTTCAACGACAAGTATCGCTACATTCCTTGCAATGGCGATATCGCTGGTCTATGTGTTGCTACTAGTAGCCTCCTAGATGACTGGTATTCCCCTGCTGGTGTCAACAGAGGTTCCCTACGTAATGCTATTAAACTAGCATACAACCCAAGCAAGGCAGACAGAGACGAACTTTATCAGTCCAGAATCAACCCTGTTGTTGTATTCCCTGGTAGTGGCGTCACTCTGTTTGGCGACAAGACTGCACTTGCATCACCTTCTTCCTTCGATCGTATTAACGTTCGCCGTCTGTTCCTCAATGTTGAGAAGAGAATCGGAGACCTTGCAAAAACAGTTCTATTTGAGCAAAACGATGCGACAACTCGTTCTTCATTCCTAGCAGCTGCAAGCAGCTACATGGCAGAAGTTCAAGCACGTCGTGGCGTAACTGATTTCCTCGTGGTATGTGATGAGTCCAATAACACCCCTGACGTAATTGATCGTAACGAGTTTGTTGCAGAACTATTCCTGAAACCAACTCGCTCTATTAACTACATCACAGTTACATTCACTGCAACGAAGACTGGCGTCTCGTTCAGCGAAGTAGTCGGTTCCTGATCAAATATCCATAGAGGCAAAAACAATGGCTGGTATTAATTCTTTTATTCAACGTATTGGTGAGGGCGTCAAGCCCAATATGTTCTACGTTCAGATTCCTTTCCCAGGTGGATCGGAAGATGATGATGTAAATTTACTTTGCAAATCCACAGCACTCCCAGCATCTAACTTGGGAGTGATTGAGGTTCCTTTCAGAGGAAGAACTGTCAAGATCGTTGGTGATCGTACATTCGACACCTGGTCTGCAACCTTCTTCAATGATAAGGAAATGAAGATTCGTAGTAAGTTCGAGTCTTGGTTGGCTTCGATGAACTCTCATGAGGTTAACAGCGCACCGCTGTTTAAACCAAGTGAGGCTGATGGTTACATGCAACCAATCATCGTCAAGCAACTCCGCAAGGATGCTACACCTGGCGATGATACTGGTAAGGGCAACACTGTTCTTCGTCAGTATACTTTGCGCCATGCATTCCCAACTAGCGTCTCCCAGATTGATCTTGCTTATGACAGCAATGATCAGATTGAAGAGTTCACTGTTGAGTTCCAGTATTCTTACTGGACTGTAGATACTGGCGATAGTAACCTACAAGGATGATTTTCTGACCTGATAAATAGTATTATCAGGTAATCAGATCGATTAATTATGAGTCAACTATTTGGTTTTTTAATCAAAGACGGCGGGGGGAATAAGGGTCAATCCCCTGTTCCCCCTAATAGTGATGACGCAGTAGCCACCGTAGCAGGTGGCTATTTTGGTACATACGTAGATGTTGAAGGCGTCTCCAAGAATGAGTATGAACTACTCAAGCGATATAGAGACATGTCGCTACACCCAGAGGTAGACACCGCAATCGATGAAATCGTAAACGAGTTTGTTGTCAGTGATGCTGACGATGCACCCGTTGAAATTGAGTTGTCAAATTTAGGTA